CTATCTCCATTCCTAAAGCTTTGGCTTGCTTCGCCAGGTCTTCAAATACTTTGCTCCCATCTTTACCGAAACTCACGATAAACTCTTTATTGGCCACGAAGTCCTGTCCCATTTTGCCGACGTCGACGCCGAGAGAACGAGCAGTAGATGTGAGATCAAGCAAAAGTTGGCTGCTTTCCTCCACCGACATATTCATACTTTCGCCAGCGATTTGATAAATCTCTGCTGATGTTTGTTGTGCCATTCCCAGCTTTTCAAGCATCAGGGTCTGGTCCCGGACGGAATCACGGGCGGCGTCACTAAGGTATGTGAAGTCTACAAAGGTGTTTTTGAGCGCCTGCGTCGCATTGGCAGCGTCAGCCGTGCTCACGCCCATAGCAAAGAGACGTCGTTCGGTATTTCGAATTTCGTCATTGAATTCTTTGCCTGCGCCGGTGGCTTGTCTGAAACTGGATATAGCCGCATCTTGGTCGAGAGCAAAATCAATCATGTATTTTGCCAGATCCAAAGATAGGTCAGCTAGCTTGATGCCCATATTAAGAAAAAGTTCTCCGCTAGCGGCGGATTTCATTATGGAGGCGCCGAAGGCCATCATGCCACCTTTACCCATCACGAGGCCCTTTTGGAGCTTCCCAAGCATGGCGGAGGAGGGGCTCAAAGCAGAGTTTAACCACGACTCGGCAGCCTGGGTGCCCGCGCGGGTCTGGTCATTAAGCCTTTGCTTTGCTTCAGCTGCAGCATCGGCCGCATCGGCTACCTCATCTAATGCGGCTTCTAGATCGTGAAGCTGGGCTATCTCCTCAGCAGTGGCGTCGTTCGAACGGACTTTACGCTTCAGTTCTCCGGCTTTGCGGCGCATCTCGGAGTTGTCCATGTCCTGTCGAAGACGCTCCATATCTTCTTCAAGCTTCTTTGTTTCCTCTCTTCGGCCGAGGGCGGCCGCATGGTTCTTGCGCGCATTGAGTTCCGCAAGATCTTCTTGCTGGCTCCGCTTCTCGAGGGCTTGAGCGTCCTCATCGTATTCCCGGGCGTGACCGCGTTTCGCCTTGGCAGGACCAGCAGCTTTACCGCCCTTTTCTTTGGCTTTTTCTTTAGCCAGTTTCTCAAGGACCTTATTAAGTCGTTGGACTGTTTCGTTAGTAAGTTCTGCCATTTAAAATCCTACTTTAGTTTTTAAAGGGCCACCGCAAACCTGTTTCGCCCTCAAAGCGCTGAACAGCAGCAGCAAGAGAATACCGAGAATTAAGAGTGCGCGGGTCATTAAGACCATTCCTTCGATATGAATTCATATAGCGCTTCTCCCCCGCAAGCGCCTTCATAAAGGAGTCTATCTGACCCTGCGTTCCCGATATTTGGAGAGGAATATCAATGCCTCCCATAAAAAGGTCGAGGAGGGCCTTCTGGGCCTGTCCTGCAAACTTATTAAAAGCACGTATTCTCTCAGTTAAGGGGACTTCTTTTTGATTTAAGTTTATAATGTCTTTTTTCACTGTAGTCATAAGGGTGGCGCTCTTTAAATATAACTAGTTTTAAATGAAAAGAAGTGTTTATCTTTTTGAGGAGGCCTTTTTGGTCTCTTCGACCTGGCGCTCGAATTCTTGAGTAAGCCGCGTAAGGAACCAGCGACGCAAAGCAATCGGAAGATTATAAAGTTCAGTGAAGGACCACCCACCATGATGTTTGAGGTTAAAAAATTCCTCATACATCCCCTCTTGGTACCTAGGCCCGAGGCCAAAAAAACTCTGCCGTCATCGGCATCACCACCTTTCCGGCATAGCTACAGGTGGGACATTCAAAATCAAAATTAATATCCATGCCGGGTTTAATCTGCTCATATTGTTTTCTTAAATATGCGACGTCGCGGAGAGGGATGACATTCACAAACTGATCAATGATATCACGATCAGTGTGCTCGTTCGCTGCGACAATAATTGCTTTTAATAAATCAGTTACGACGGTGGACTCCTTTTTAAGTTTCTTTTTGTTCTCAATATTGGTCTGAAAAGATTCCTCATCCTGCGCGGTAAGCAGACGCACTGTCATTTTCACATCTGCTGTTGGAAGCGTTATAACGAAGCAACCGTTATCCAATACTTCCACTCCTTCGGGGGTTTCGGGCAGCTCGGTTTCCTGAATGTCGCGCAGATCATACGTCTTTTCTTCTTTTTTCGCACAGGAGGGGCATGTGGTGCCCACTTCATAAAACGGCCCAAAACCAGTAATTCGTGAGGCAATCAATATTGCGTTTTTATCGCCAAGCAACAAATCTTCCACTTTTATCTTTTTGTCGATAAGAATAGAGGCCAGCATGCGATTAATAGCGACGCCCTTTTTTAATAAAGTCTCGGACGTAAGGATGTCTTCTTCCTTCGCCGTCATGTGTTTGATTTCGATCGTGTCCGCGTTGTGGAGCACATGACCTTCGGGATAAAAACGGCCTTCGCTGGGCAAAGACACGAATTCTGTGGGGTTAACAAACGAAAACAGGTCGTCTGTGCTCGTTATTGTGGTGGCGGGTGTGCTTGTATCTTGTGCGGGGGCCTGTAAGCGCCCCGCATTATTTCTTGTTCCCAAAAATCACCTTCTTTCTTTCTGATTAGGACCCGGCAGCAGCTGCGACCGCGGGACCGGGCGTGTAGTCTGCCCAATCATACCTTATCGAGACCTCAATGTTAAGGATTTCATCGCCACCATAATCTAAATTACCAAAAGTAGCCTTCGTCAAGAAGGAATTGTTGAGTAGCCACGTGCCGATTAGGCCGCCTTGACCACTCAATTCCTCAATAACAACATTGCCGATAGCATCGATCGAGTTGAACTTATTAACCGTCCCCGGCGCCTGAGCTGGATTGGTAAAAACATCTTCCTGATCAGGTGGCATCAAATAGCCAGAGCGCGTAAGAGCGTCTACAAGCAGCTTGTTGCCATCTGGGTTGACAGAGTTAATGATTGTTATATCAACGGGCTGCCACTCAACGGTGCCAGGATAATAGTACGTATTGCCGAGGAACTTGTGCGATATTTCGCTAATGTTATAAGCCGGCTTTCCTGCCATCTTTGCCAAATATTGTTCATATTGGTATCCTTCAGCCGTACTTGCTAAATTGGGAAGAGTCAGCAAAAAACGATGCTGTCTCCTAGGTTCTGATAAAGCGCTGGTCCAAAATGGCATTGTAATAAATCTCCTGGTAAATCTACTTTAATTAGTACGAGTTAATAAAACATCCCGTACCTTTACTGATTAATCGGCAAAGGATGCTCCCGTTCGAGTGATATTAAAATCAATAGCAATATATTCAATGGCACGCGTAGGCTTCAAGAAGATTTTAGCATACATAATATTGTTATCAACCAAATCGGGAGTAGTTGTGCTCTCATCCAATACTACCTTATAATCCGATAGACCAAAATTAGTTTTCACATTGGCCAAGAATGGATCCACTTGCCCCTTAAAGCGCAGCCATGTCTGTTGGACGTTTGGATCAAACAGCAATCGCGCGGCAATTTGCGAAATGCGCTTCTTAATAAAGATCATTAGTCTACGAACATTAATTCGATCCAGGGCACTTGGAGTCACCTGAAGGGTCTTCTGACCAAACACCACAATCCCTTCATTGGGGAATTTCGCCAACGGATTAACACTGGCGGCATATAAATCATCGCGATCTTTACGACGCAGCTGATGGGCGACATCCACAACGGGGATACCCGCCGACCCTTCCGTCAAACCTCCACGATTGAAACCAGCTGGCGCAAACCAAACCTGCGTCTTGCGCTGGGAACTTGAGAACGTCCCGATAGCTGCAACCGATGGAGGAATCCATATAAAAGCACCATTAATGGTGTCGCGGGCACGTACCCACGGATAGAAGGCGCAGCCGTAAGACGAATTAAGATTCCTAGACCGTAGTGCATTAATAATAGTGGTAATCGTGGACTCGGTGTTATTACGGTTGACTGCCGTAGATGCCTCACGCGGCGTAAAGGCGTCTGGGAGGTCGATAACCGCTAGCGCATCGGCACGATCTTCGCAGACGCGCACCAAATTAGTGGTCAAGCCCTCTTGAGTGAGGCCAGGAATAGATGCGAGATTCATCTCTACTACTTCGGCATCAGCTACAGAGTCGATGGCACGACGTATAGAATTAAACACGTAATTAGTTTTATCAGTGGGAGTCCCGGATAAAGCGGTATTACCAAAAGGATCCATCTCGGTAATGGCGGTTCCGTCAAACCCGCCATACATGGGTATGGTAAATCGATCAAAACCCTGATCAAGAACACCATTAATCAATCCATTAGCACGCGTAAGCGATTGGTCGACGGCCGTCGCCTCGCTAAAGGAGCCACTTTCCCATTCCCCGGAGGAACCGGAGATATCATCAAGAGTGAACGTGACCGAAGGTTCAGAATCCCCCGTAACAGCCGAGAACATGCTCCCTACCATGCCACCGCGGGGACGAAGAAGGTCGATATTAGATCGATCAAAAACCGTTCCACCCACTGTTTGAGTTGTCTGATAGCCGAAATAGGCATCTGTTGGATTACTTAGATTTCCGTCAGAAGCCGAGAGGCGCAGTTCGGGAACTGGATAGTAAACGGATACCTTTGGACCGGTTGCGCCGCGAATCTTTAAAAGTTTGCCGCTATAGTTAGTCATGGTGCCGCCACTATCGGGATCAAGAGCGCCTGTAAGCCACGAACCGCTAACCGACGTGGCAGATATCTTCGCAGTGCCGCGGCCACCGCCGGCGACGTCATCAAGATATTTAATAATTCCTGTAAAGCCGAAGGGAAGCAGGTCGGCCGACGTGAGGCCGGCATCTACATCCGAATTCATAGACACGCGAACATACTGCGAATTATTGGGATAATCTCCATAGTGAACGTACCGGCGTTCGGTAGAGTCCCATTGAGTATAGTTGTTACCAATCTTTCGACCGAGGTAATTGAGAGAATCCGGATTCAGATCACAATTATTAAATTGTTCCAGTACGCGGACCACATTATCGGAATCACTTAAGTGACGGATGACGATGGAAAACGTTCCATAATCGGTATCATCATTAGTAGACTGCTTGATGTCCTGAATAGAAATCTTTATATTTTTGTTTGTCCAATCGCCAGCCTCATTGAGCGCCACAAACTTGAAAAGAGGCTTCGAAGTGGGATTTTGATCGGTGCGGCACGCAATCACATCCGGCGTTTGGGCTGCAGTGACTCCCGTCTGGTGGAGGCCAGCGCTATTGCCGCCGCCCTGATTTTTTAATCTCACTATAGCAGCATAAGTCTGGGTAGCATCGGTAATATTGGCCGCTACATGTCTATCAAAGCTTTCGCCTAACCAATAATTTACTCGATTGGAGGCATCCGTAATACTAGTATTTGTCAGTTGAGGGTTAGTATTAAAAACCTTACGAATATAGCGCGAACTCGTACGATCATAATTGAAGACAAGGGTCGTCGATGCTGCAGCGCCTGCTGCAGAACCAGTCATTACCATCTTGAATTCTTTGCGTGTTCCAGTATCTCCAACCACCCAGCTAGCGCCCTGCTTGCTCCGGGTACTAATACCCGGAATTCCTACCGATGTCGAGAGAGCGACCGCCCCGGAAAGGTTAAAATCTACAGTAACGGGAGCATAAAAAACAGCCCCGAGAACAGCGGTAAAGTCGTCACCCTTGAATCCGGTACCATGCGAGCTCGTTGTGGGCTGCATCACAAGAAGTCCCCACGCATTCGCTTGACTCCAACCAGCTTCACCAGATCCCACGGTATAACTCGTGTCAGCGGCGCCTAATAGTCGAATGTAAGTTAGGGGAGAACTATTACGCAGATAAGCTTGGGCAGCATATGCCCCATAAGTGGTGGCCGTGGTGTTGTTCCCCAGACGCCACACATCACCGCCGGCACTGCCGGGGGCTGGGGCGCCGAAAATTTGGACATAGTCGGCAAACGAATTTACGCTTATAGGGCGCAGAGCGGGGCCCTTTGCTGATCGTCCTATAATAACTGGCCCGATACCCGCCGGAGAAGCAGGTACCTGAGAGTTGTCAATTTCATTAACAAACACTCCCGGCGATACAAATCTATAATTTTTAATTGACATTCGTTAGGTTCTCCTATACGCTAAAAACGTTCAAAACTAAATAGTGTTAAATAGTTGCAATGGTACTATTCTCTGTAAAATCCATCCTTAATACTCTGTGGAATATCACCAAAAATAGTCCTTTCCCTGGCGAAGCGAAATTCCACGGCGTTTTCACGTCGTACAATTTTGGGTTTTTCTTGATTCTGTCCTTCTCCTACCAGATATCCTAGCACCTCGATATTAATGGTCGTCTCATAGTTACGCTGGTCCATTCCGAGATTGGCCTGATTGGACCCATCGCTAAAGCTTCCTTCAATAAACGTCTCATAAAAGTGACCCTCATTACTAATACGTTTCGGGGTTCGTGAGTTACCAGGAACCGTTAAAAAAGGAGAGATTAGTTCATTCAACTGTTGTTGATACTCCGTACGGGCCGTGATCTCATAGGTTACTTTAATCCATACTGGCAATGGAATGGTAATCGTTTCATAAACAACACGTTGAGTAGACATATTCCTTTTATTGGTGTTGAGCATCTTGCCCCCCACCTTTCTGTCTATTCCCATTTTACGTTTTGAAAAAGCATTTTGAAATTCGGCAGTTTTCTGTTGATTAATTCGGCGTCCCACCGTAATGGTGCCCCCGCGTGCATCATTCACAGGATATAAATTAGCGTATACACTGCCCCGAAAATCCGGTTCTTTAGTTACGCTGGCACGATTAATAGTAATCAATGGAAGAATTAGTGTCTCTTCGGAATCCCGAATATCTTTATTATGTTTAAGTTGATAAGCCCTTTCCGCTGTCACCCATAATACAGGTACCTTTTTAAATCCTTCGTTACTCGTAACAGAAAGATTAAGCTCCTCATTTATAAATTTTATCATCGCCCCATCAATGGTTTCAAGGGTGGATGGCATCACTTCGACGTCGTGGAGTTTCTTAGCTACGTCTTCATCGCCAACATAGTTGTAGCGATTTTTACGAGTGTCACGAATTTGAGCTTCGGTGCGCGGCTTCGCGGTTCGGGCTGATGTTTTACGGGCCATAATACTTTATCTACCCCCGATAAATACCAGCGGGCACGCTATCGAGAACTTTTTGTGTGGAGTCCCGTACAGTGGCATCCTCGACCACCAATTTGCTATACGTAAGCTCATCCAGAATGGTTTTAAGCTCTTCTCGTAATGAATCTTGTTCGGCTTTAGCTTGCCCCAGTAATTCGGAGTGGTTCAAGGTGACTGACTCACCCGGAATCGGCACTACGGCAAACTTGCCTCGAATTTGCCCCAACATTTCTTTAGTTAAAGCCAAGGCAAAACGACGGATCCATTGTTTGCCAATAGAATTAATCCTTTTGTAAGGTATATTATTAAAGGGCAGCGTATTCATGTTATTAACACCCTTAATACCATTTTTGCCGCGGCCCGTTTCTTCCCATGGCTCGTAATCTCGCTCAATACTAAACTGAACCCAAAACTTTAAGGGGCTCGTTGAATCAGGGCGCGGAAAAATTCTTAATTTATTATCATATATCTCATAAGAATAGTGAGAAATACGAGTATATAACGCATCTTGATAGGCCATGGCTTGAAGCTTATTTTGCCATACGGGTACTATTTCGAAAGTTGAATCATCAGCATATTGGCCATAAGTTCTGAGGTTTCCCACAACTGAAAATCCTCCATAGTATCCATAAAATCTCCACATTGCGCGAGGGGTTTTAAAAAACACCTTTTTCACAACTATTCTTTTATCCTGAATGCGCCCAAAGTAAGGGGCAGCCGTAGTTCCCCCCGGGGCTGAGGAAGCCGATAACAAACTCTGTAGATCATAATCTTGTGACTTGCTGGAGCGAGTGATCGAACCCGAATAAATCGGCGTGGTGCCCCCAAAGCCGGCTTCCGTTGCTATCCTTTCCGAAACGCGGTTAACATACCCATAGTCAAACCGTGGATACCTCAATTCAATATCCGAGCCGGACAGGGCATGCCCCGTCACAATCTGTCCATCCTGATCAAAAGACGCTGTGGCAGCACCGAGCAGATCGGACAACGAATTTTTACTTTGATGAATATTGACAATATATGAATACTCTAGTACAGCTTCTTCATATGCAGAATATACATTACCTTCCGTCAGCTCAATATCTAATACATCGCCACCGAGCTTTTTGTAAGTATAGGCAACCTGATCGGCTGCTCCCGAGAGAAAAGCCGCCGTCGTATACATTCCAAACGGAAGGGTCGCTGCAACGTTCGCGGTGCTTCCCGTTGCGGGCAAAATATTAGTATTAGTTGTCGAAACCGGGTTTAGCTTCGGGATGGCCATTTATATTCCTCTGTGCGTCTAATACTATATAGAAAGCCCCGCCTCAAAGAGACGGGGCTTTAACTATTTTGACCTTACGTCGAGTACGTTAGTCTTCGAGCCCGCGGACGAGCACCAAACCATACATGTCAGGACGCACCATCTTCTTGGCGTAACGGGTCATGACACCCTTGCGAGGAACAAAGTCCTCAACGCCGAAGATAGTAGGCGTGGTCTGCAGCGGCACATAGGGCGCATACACATAACCACTTTCAAGGAAACTACTTCCACGTCGCCCAACCAACAGAAGGTTGCGCGGGAAGTACGGGTCAACGAGAACGTCGAACTTCTTCGAAAGTGAACCGACCTTAACAGCACCCGCGTCGCCGCGGTCGCTATCAGCCGTCACATTAGCACGGAAGCCAGCCGTAAACTCAAGCAGATTGGCAATCTCTGGGGAACAAACCACAAAGTTAGCCGCACCGCGTAAAGTCTTACGGTGGATCTGTGCAGACACATCATTGATCGTCTCAATGAGCGTCTCATACCACTCACTCACGTTACCAGTAAAGTCCTGAGTAACAGTGGAGACGGCGCCAGTTTCCCGATTGAGGAACTGACCCGGATGGCGTGACCACCAACGAGTAGCTGCAGTCGCACCGACCACCAAATCCTCAAGGATTTCCTGATCAATCTCGAGGGCAATCTGCTCAGACAGAATCTGAGTCAGTTCCACCTCGGCATCAAGGTTGTGGTAGGCGTTAAGATCTTGTCCTAACTCCGGAGTCCACTTAGCCTTGAGCTTCTTGGTGACAGCCGTGACAGCCACGGAATCCACCTTGATGTCGATCTCAGGGATCTGGTCGCTACCTTCCAGTGCCCACGATGTGGTACCTTCAATCGCACCAATTGCAGTGCCCACCGCGCGGAAGTTATCCTCTTGCGGAACCGATGCAATCGAGTCCAAGACGCTGGAGCTTAAGCCAACCGGCGTACCGGCAGTAGTCTGCCCCAAGAAGACAGCATGGATGGTACCGTCCCCGCCTGCAATATTAGAGACGGTTGTCCCATCATTGGACGCACTCATAACCGTCAGTCGAGGCAGAAGCATCAAGCTGACTGTATTGGACGCCGTAAGTGCAATGGCGGAAAGATCGCGCCAATTCATCTGCAGACCAGCCGCCAAGACCTTCTCTGCAATAACGAAGTCGGAACCTGAAACCAAGTCCGGATCGTAGCGCAGAATCTTGTTAACCTGACTTTGTGGTAAAAGCTGGGAAGGTGATCCCTCACTAGCCAATTCAGACCAACGGCCGCCGGACTGCAGCGTTCCAGAGAACACAACATTCCACGCACCAGTCGTACTACCCGTCGGAGACGAGTAGCCGTTGCGCAAGTTATAAGCGCCACCAGCATCAGTGCCACCAAGACCTGCAAGGTCAACACCACCAGTGATCTGTGCACCGACAACGTCGCCGCCGTAAACGGATTTACCGAATACAAACCCTGCGCGGGTGTCTGTGTTCTGACCACCAGCTTGGAAAACACCACCAAAGGTGAAATCCAGGAAGAAGATGAGGCCCGAAGGCAAACTCATCGGCTGAACGCTAACGAGATCGTTGGCGATCAGAGAGCCGAATACTCGGCGGACGAGGGGGAATGCGACAGCCGCAAAGCCCTCGACATCACCACTAGACATAGTGGATCCCTCACGGAGAAGCTCTTTTGCCTGGTTCTCAAGCAAACGGGCCATACCGTTTCGAGCCGTATCATTTCCCATGCCCTCCAAAAGTCCGGTACCTTCCCACTTTGCAATGAGTGCGGCACCTTCCTTCGAAAGATCGCGGTTAACGATACCCTCGGTTAATTTCTGTACAATAGACATTTTTATGTAACCTCCTAGTATGTTATTGTTTTGTTAAACCTGCTAAACGCAGCATCCGACCCATTTTTGGATCTTTAGTTGCCGCGTTGTTATCCTTATTAGAACTAATCAAAAGCGACACTGGTCTTGTAACAGCTTCACGAAGTGTTTGTGGCCTCGTACGACTCGTATTGTTCGTGAGACCCACTGCGTTTTGAATAGTTTCAAAAATTATTGTCGCTTCTTCAACAGAATTGGCAGATTGAACAGCTTCGACAATTTTCTCTTTTTGTCGCTCATTCAAGGAGGCGCTGTTAAGTGCCTTGTTTTGATAAACAAGTTTGGCGTTGTCCAAGTTAAGCTTTGTAAGCTGATGCTTGGACTCAATTAAGAGAGCACGAAGCTCTCTTGTTGATTCTTTAAGTGTTGAGAGCTGACTCTCAAATAGTGCGGCGTCAGAAACCACATCAGGGGCGGTTCCAACGGCGTCTTCGATTTCCTCTTCTTCGAGGTGAGCGGCCGACGCGGCCGACATGGCATCATTATTGGCTTGCTCGACACTGCTGTCGGCCGAATTGAGGGACGACCAGCCTTGCGGGCGCGGAGTCATATCCACAACAAGCTCTTCAATCAGATCGGAAAGCATTTCTTCTGTCAGAGCAATATCTTCGTCTAGGTCATCTTCCGTCGACTCAGTGGGGCCAACAGTTTGGCCCACATATTTGCCCGTGGCAATTGATGCGGTATCCTCTTCGGCATCGTCTTGAAGTTCCTGATCGGTAATTTCTTCAGCGAGTTCTAGGGCATCTGTAAGGTCGCCTGCGGCAGCTTCTGCGCCGGCAGCCTCTTCCTCCTGGATCCGAGCCTTTAGCTGATCAAAATCAATTTCAATCAACTCGTCATCAGCAGGCCCATCAATGGTTTCGTTTGCAAAACCATACGGGACATCCTCCGTAAAAGTGGTATCTGCTTCAGCTTCGGCTTCACCACCCTCTTCTGTTAGACCAAATTCATCTTGTTCTAATAAAGTAGAAAGGGCGCCTTTAACTTCGACCGAATACTTCTCCAATACAGCATTTTCCGCATTTTTAAGGGCTGCTTCTTTCAACGCTTTCGCGTCGACAATAGCTTCATCTAATAGTGAAGACATAAAAATTACTCCAGATCCGACATGTAATCAAAATAAATAGTGTCTAAGATGGGGAAATGACTAATAGTTGTTCATTCTAGTTATGACTCGGTTGTTCCAGCAACGCGAGGTCGAGCGTTTGGGCTGCTTCTACCGATACAAATGCGGCTTGCTCAACTTGCTCAAGTTCTGATAATGCTCTTTGTCTTTCTGCCTGCGCAGAATTGTAAGCGGCTATGTCTGATGTAGCCAACGCAACTTGTATTTTGTATAATGCATCATTCCAGCGACGGGATGCGTCAGAATATTTTGTAGTGTCTAGGGGTGTTGATATCGCCATTTTATATATCCTCTTTTATTTCCATTTTTGTTAGCCCGGAACATTCGTTAAAGCACCAAAAAGTTTAACATCCTCAAGTATCGCCGTGTTTGATGCGCCTTCAGGACTATAAAAAGCAAATCCTCCCACCAAATTACTATTCTCTCCAACGTCCACTGCTGTTAGCGAAGTATAAACCGTTGTCCAGCTGTCTCCGTCGTCGTCGCTGTACTTATATGTTACCTCATCGTTGTCTACTTCAACACGCCAAGTACGCTCATCAGTCCAGTACACGCCGGCGCCGGAGTACTTCGAGGCGCCGCTCTCGTATACTGCCGTGGAAGCGTTATTGCAATACAAAGCCCAGTCAATCCAGGTGAATCCCGCGTCTGTAGCTGCTTCATCTACGTAACCAAATCCCAACATAAAATACCACCCGGGATTCTGGCTCTGACCGGTGACGCTGGGCTTATATTCAAGATACGCGGCCAGATCCTGACCTGCTGCGGTCTCCCCAGTGGTTATTTGCGCGGTCGTTATTGCTCCGCCGTTCCATGCAATACCCCCCGCGTCCTTATATAGTCCTGTGCGATCGCCAATAGTGTCGAATGTCGTATTATTATAATCAGTATACTGGTCAGAACTGTCTAGGGTAATCTCGTAGGGGCCGGCAACTACCTCGAAGCCATCAGTAATAGTAAAAGTTTGCCCATCTGTATTGGTAACTATTATATCATATGAGCCGGTCGTGCTAGAAGCAGTAATCGGAACTTCCACAAAGACCGGGCTATTCCACGTTGTGGAGCCGCTCGAGTGTCCGTCTGACGTAAATTGAGCATCGAAAGACGTAATAATCCCAGATGCAAAATTGTAACCGTCTAGGTCCAGCAGAGTGTTGGCGTTGAAGTCCGCCTGATATGCATTGCCACTGCTACTAATCCAAGGGGCATGAATCATGGCGGGATTTGTAATAGTAATGGTACTCCCGGCTCCCCCATCGGTTAAGTCTATACCATCACCCGCAGTCAAAACTCGTTCTGCGCTCAGGTCTCCATCGATGGCCAACGTTACGTATTGTGCGTCGGTTGGGGCGCCACCGCCACCACCGACATTAGACAAATTGGATCCATCGCCATAAAAAGCGGAGGCCGATACATTGGAAGAAGCCGAAACATTTCCCACAATTGTGAGTTCATGATCGGGCGCCTGAGTACCAATGCCGACTCGGCCGGAACCGGTTACAAAGAGAACCGTTCCGTTCGTCGCGCCGTCGACCGACAGAAGCGCTTCATCTCCAGAGGATGAAACGTGGAGAAGAGAGTTCGGTTCCCAGGAGTGCCCGGCATTCGTGCCAACACCAAAGTTGCCATTGGCATCAACCACGGCTCTGATCGCTCCATCCTCCCTGAAATACAAATTGTGCACTGAGTTGATGCTTGTCTCGCCGGCGGAGGTCTGTAAGATCGCATATGTGCTGACACCATGATTCAGTGCCGCATGACCAACATACGCATACCCGACATTATTAAGAACGCGGTAGGAAGGTAGGCAGCCGAGTTCCAAATTGCCGATCCGGGCGTTTTGTATATTATATCCCGTATCAATTATATACTAGGGA